CTAAGTAGCTTTACCGGCTTCAGCCCATAAGGGGCATCGACTGTTGGATAAGCCATGATGTTAACCTCTTAACAAAAAATTTAAGTTCCTTTACCAAAATTGGTAACTTTTGTAGTGCGCTCGTTAAACAAAGGCATACGAGGGTCGTTTTCGCGCATGAGGTTGTTATCCACAGAATGCATCTGTGACCTAGACTGGTTTTCGTAATAATCATTACGTTCTTGAACCAACTCTGTTGGAGCTTTACAAAGCAATAAACCACCTTGCAAGATGTTACCTTCAAATCTTTCGTCTTTGTCGGTCAATGCAAACTCTGGGTGATCTTCAGCTTTAACTGGCTCCCAACCTTCACGTAGTTTGGAAGAAACATTAGTGGCATCTGTTTGACCCTGAGTGGACACCCGTACCCAGCGGAACTCATACCCGTCCTGTGGCTTTGGCGAAGGTAATACTTCGGGCCGCTGCCATGAACGCTTACGAGCTTTAGTCTCGCGTGTGTCGTTGTCTCTCTTGATTCTATTTTCAGCCATTATTGTTCCTCATTTCTTGTGCAACCTGTTTGGCGTATTCTTCAAGTGGAACTCCCAATCTTTTTGCTAGGGCTACCTGTGTTTGCGTTAGTGTCACCTTTTTAGGTGCTGTGCTCCGCGTAGCGGGTGCAACCACATTTGACCTTGGCTTGGGCTTCTCTTCTATTGTCGATGCGTCCTCAAATTCTTGTGGAAACACCTCTCGCATACGGGCGTCAATGCGCTCGTAGTATTCGTCACTTGTAGGATCTACACCTTGTCTTACTAACTTATGATGTAAACCTACAGCTAAACTTGTCATTTCTTCATCTTGGTCAAACCAAGGGTTTTCCTTCCTCCATTCTTCTGCACGAGCATCATACGGTTGCTGTGCATTAGTCGTAACATCTTGTACCGAAGTTTCTTCTTCTTGTAAAGCAGGTACTTTGAAGTTATTTAGTTTGTCAGACTTTATTTTTGCGCTAGTTAAAGTTTCTTGCGCTTCAATAACTTTGTCTGCTTCTCCAGACTCGTAAGCGTCTTTGTAAATTTGCTTTGCCTGTTGTAGCTCTGCAGCCACAGCTTTCTTAGCCTGTTCAAGAAGCGCCTCTTGGTTCTTTGTAACATTGCCCTTTAGCTCTTTATTTTCATCTACGAGCTTTTGGGCCAGCCTTTCTAACTCTTCACGCTCTCGTAGCGCCTGTTCTTTTGCACGGCGCTCGTCGTGGTAACCTTTGCTAAAGTGCTTTATGCGTTGCTGAACTTTCTCAGAGTAGTCTGCAAGCTCTTCATCTGTGATGTCTTTTGGAGGTTCTGAGGGTTTGCGGTTCCGGTCAGCCTTTGGTGTATCGTCCACAACCTCAATATCAAGCGCGGATTCTTCTTCAACTTCAGCTACAGGCTCTGGCTCTTTGTAATCTTCTGCCGTTTTCTTGCCTGTTATATCAATCTCTACTTCACTGGAGTTTTCTACTTCCAATACAGCTTCCTCTTGTTCTGGATCAGGAAAAGAAAATTCTACTTTCTGAAACGCCATAACTTACTCCTTATACTCTCTCAACACCACGAGGGTCTGGTACGACAGCTTCAATAGAGTCGTCGTTCATCAAACGATATTCTTTCCCGTCTATGGAAAACCTAGTTCCTGTATTAGCACGGAACATCACATAGTCCCCCGGCTTACACCAAGGGCCAGTGGGAAAGCGGTCTGCGTCAGAATAGGCTTGTTCGCCCATATCTAACACAAGCCCGATAATCGACATGACCTGTTCGTGATTTTTTGTTGTGACAGATTTAAGTAGGTCTGTGCCTTCAAAAGTCTCTTCAACATGCGGCATAGCAACTAACACCTTATACCCTACAGGCACAGGTATTTGAGCTTCAAACTCTTCTTCGGTGACTATTGCTTCTGCAATATCAGTCATCTTCATACTCCAAATTGCGCGAGAGGTCTTCTATGTATTGCAAACAGGTTTCGAGACCCCGAACCAAACCTGTAGTTTCCTTATACATGGCGAAGTCTTTAGCTCCCCCTGCAGTAAGAAATTCAATCGCTGAAGATTTATCATCTTCAAGTCTTTCTTTGAGCACGTCTAAGACGGTTTTTGCCACTATTGAGTCCTATTTGAGTCCTTAATGGTCTTCAGCAAATCTAAATCTAGTTTAGTATTATCTTTTCTTCTATCAGCCGCTAGTTTAGCACCTGCTTTCTGTGCGTCTATTTGCAACTCTTGCTGTTCTATTTCAAGCTGTTTTGCATCAATCATAGCATCCGCTTGGTTTTTCTGTGCTTTTAATTGTAGCTCCTGCTGCTTCAACTGCGCGTCTGTCTGATCTTTCGCTGCTTTACGCTGCACTTCTTGCTGTTTTATCTGTAGTTCGGCTTGCTGCATCTGTACTACAGGGTCTTGCGCCTTCTGTTGCGCCTGTTGCTGTGCGGCCTGTTGCTGGTGCTGTTGTGTCAACTGCTGTCCTGCGTCTGCCATAAGTTGTGACATCTGTAGCTCAATGTCTTCTGGCAACGCTTCGTTGGGCACAGGTAGCTTGACCCCAAGTTTCTCTTCGATCTGCTTGCGGTATAAGAAGCCTGTGTGTTCCGCAATGTGCGCCTGTAACGCTGCCATGATTGGTTGGGCTTGCGGATTCTGTCCTATAAGCTGTCGCACCATAGGATCTTGCATAAACGATTGGTGTGTTGCGATATGCGCTTCGTGGTCTTGGTATATAAACGCCTTCATCGGCTTGCCCATAAGAGCGTTCATATTTTCGCTTACAGGATCTACTGGAGTCGCATCTTCCTCTGTAGGCACAAGTTTATCGGCGTTCTTAACACCCAATACCTCTATCATCTGCCTGTGTAGCTGCGGTAAGTCGTATATCTGTGGTGCGGTTTGCGACATTTGCAACACAGCTTGGTACTGCACTACACGCTGGGCCATCGTAGAACTGTTTGGGTCGCTGACGGGGATCACGTCCACCATCATGTAATCCGCTTGCTTTGCGGTCACTTCTCCCCGCACAGGCTCGTAAGCATATTCTGCGGGCGCATACTCGGCCATTATCAGCTTGAGCATCTTAAACTCTTGCTTCATGGCGTAATGAACGCGAGCTTGAACTGCGGCCATCGGTTTTAGAGTACGCTCTAGAAGGGCCAGAGTGGTTCCCACAGGAGCGTTTGCTGACATGTCCGAAATGTTCATGTCGCTAATTGCACCCAGCCTACGGCCTTCCTGCGTTATCTGATTAAGCAAAGCAAGTAGGGTTTGGCTTGGCTCCTTATATGGGAGCGGCATAATGTTGTCACGGATGCTGCCTGATGGCACATCTACATCCTTGAACTCCCCCGGCTCTATGGGGGTGTCATCACCCTTGATGCGTAATCCACGGGACTTCAAACCCCCCGGTAAATTAGATAGCGTGCCAGCATCTACTAACTGCCGTATTAGGGACGTTCCCGCCTTAGCGTACCCCCCTATTATATGAATCAGTCCTAGACCATAGAATCCAAATCCGGGCACATAGACGTAGTGTACGAAGTGCTGGCGTTTGAGCATGAAAGCATCATCGGGATTCCAGTTACGTCTTATACCTAAGACTTCACCAGAACCACGTTCTATCGTCACTACATACGGTTTTGCTATCTCTTCTTCAGAGTCATCAACACCTTCTATAACTATGTCAGCGTGGATCTCATAGACAGCGTATCTGTTGTCGTCTGTTATAGAGTAGCCACCTTCTTCCGCTTTACGCTCTTCGATGTCGGTGTGGTATGGCTGTGGTTCACCAAGCTCTATATCTTTATAGAACCCAGAGGCTTGGAGTTTTTTGAGATCATTCTTAGTCTTACGCATGACGTGCGTAACACGCTCTGCGCTTTCTACATTAGATGCGCCGTAAGGAACAATCACATCTTCAGCGGGTATGTATACCGCTACCTGTCTGCCTATGTTTGGATCGTAGTAAACCTTCTTAAATGCACTACCTGCCAAACCAAGGCTATATAACAGACGTTCATGTTCGGGCCTGTACTCCACCATGCGCTCGGTAAGCTCGTAGTTCATATCGGCTTTTACGCGCTGTGCAGCTTCTTCTTTTTCTTTTGTATCTTCCCCAAGAATCTTAACTTTGACCGGGCCAGCCGCAGGGAATGTCTCGGACATGGTTTCCGCTTGGAAGCGTATGGCTGCTTCGGCAAGCACTGTAGAATATACTCCACACGCGCCATCCCACGGTTCCACTCGCTCTTCGTACTGGAACCCTAAAACGTCCAACCCCTTCACAAACGTATCTGCCCAATCTTTACGGCTAGATATGTCCGCATCCACAGCGCCCATCAGGTCACTGGAAATCTTACTTAAAACATCTTCATCTAGAACGTCGGCTAAGTTGGCATCAAAAGGAACAGTGTCGCCTACGTCCGCGTTGGGGATAAGTGTTATCTCTACAGAGCCGTCATCCAGAGTAACCATATCTGGATTTACTATTTCTATCTCCAAGGATTCTTCCGGCATATCTGCTTCCAGACCTGCGGGGGCTGCGTATAGTCCTTTATCTACTGCCATAAATATCCCCTAGTAATAGCCGCTTCCACGCCGCTTAAAGTACCGCTGTTCCTCTGGCTCATCTGTCGGTAGCCGTATGAATCCGCCTTGCCTAAATCGCATAAGTGCCATAACTGTTGAGTCAACCAAGTCATCATGGCTCATAAACGGGAATCCGGCAATCTCTTCAACTACTTCTTCTGCCCACCTCGTAGGCGGAATCCACACCAAACCAGACGCTACAATATCAGATACTGAGTTTAGTCGTGCAAGTTTATCACCCGATCCTCTATGTGGGGTGTACTCCGATACGGGTAGCCCCATGCGCCGCATCTCTTGGTACAGCGCAGTACCCGAGGACTTCTTTTCCACAATAAATGCGTCCGGTTCCCACTCAGCGTACTCTTCCATAGCCAAGTCTTTTAGCTCTGGGAACTCCATGCGCTTCTTGATGCTATTTAATAGAATGATATTGAAGGCTTCAGTTTCTTCATTAAGAAACACACCCCACGTAGTGAGTGCTGTGTAGTCCGCTCGGTTGTGTGCTTCTGCGGCTGCGTCCAGTGACATAATTATGTACTCACAAGAGGGTGGCGGGCCTTGCTCCCATAGCTGCCACCACTCGCGTTTGACCAACGCGGCTTCTTCTGCGGTAGGTTCTTGCTGATACTGTGCGTTCCACTGGAAAGTAGGCATAGACGCCTTGGTACGAAGCAATGCTTCTAGGTCAAAGAACTCAGGCCACAGCGGTTTCTGTATGGGTTCGCCCGTTTCTTCGTCATCTACATCTAATAAAGCAGGAAACTCCACGATTTCATACTGATCTGCCCGCTCATTCTGCGTCATATCCTTAGTTACACGCCCAGTTAGGTCATCCATGTGCCATCTGGTCTGAATTATGGCTACACGACCACCCGGCATAAGACGAGTACGCGCTCCGAAGGTAAACCAATCGTATGCTTTGGAAAATGTTTCAAAATTACCGTTGATTACGTCCTGTTCTGAGTGCGGATCGTCCACTAATAGTAAATCTGCGCCCCGTCCTGCGATGGATGAGCCAATACCACAGGCGTAATACTCCCCACCTGTGTTTGTATTCCACCTACCGGCTGATTTTGAGTCACTTGCTAGCTGTACCGTAGGAAAAATAGCCCCATACTCGTCAGCGGTTATCATATTCCGTACTTTTCGCCCAAAATCCACCGCCAAGTCGGTGGTATGGGACACCATCATCACCTTTTTATTGGGATTCCGCCCCAGAAACCACGCTGGGTACATAATAGACACAAGATTAGACTTACCGTGACGTGGTGGGATGTTTACACAGATGCGATCTTTGTTGCCTTGCTCAATATCCATAAGCATATCGGCCAAGATGCGGTGATGTTTGCCCACAATGAAGTCAGGCTGCATCCGCTTGCAAAATTCTATGAGGTCATTGTACGCCGCAACGTTCAATCTACGCTGCGCTAGCTCGTCTACTATACGATCTATTTCGACAATCTCTTCTGGTGTGTACTTATCGAGGTTATCCAACATCTGCTGGACTTCCTCTTCAGTAAAATCCAGTGCTGGTTCAGTCATCGTAGTCGTCGTCACCCAACTCTGCGGTTACATCCAGTAGATTACCGTCAAATTCAACGGGTGTAGTGTACTCAGCGTCCTCAATGTCTGTTGTAGAAATTATCTTCTCAAGTTTTCCACGTAACTTATTACGCAAATCTTCAGTAGATTGGTGTGTTATGGTCACCTGAGACTTCTCTGCAAACAATCCTACGTCAGAGATCTTACCTAAAAGCTCCAGCGCACGGATACGTACACGCGGATCTGCGTTTTCTGACTCTATTAATAGCTTATTTGTAACTAAATGCCGTATCTGCGTGGCATTTTCCGCTACTGAGTGCCCAAACTCTTTCAATATAGTGTCTGTAAGCACTAGAGATGCGGGGGTCAGGGCTGCGGCCCGCTTAGTTGTTACTTTTTTGGACGTTTTATCGGGATCATCTGCATACGCCACTGCAAGTTTTGCAGCAACGTCCTGATCTTCTGAAGTGGGAGTGATGTCCAACCCCTCTTCTGCCAGCTCCATAGCAGTGTTACACGCTGCTTCAGCCCTGTCTTTCAAATCCATATTAGATAAATCTTCTGACAAAGGTACGCCTATCTCTGGTTTGAGTAGCATCGCCATAATAACTTATAAGTAAAACTCTACCGCCAGAATCGCCAGACTACCGTAAATAACTGGCGAGCGCAAAACAAGCTATGGCAAGGAGTTGCCGTTGTCCCGCCAGAACCGCCAGTGTTTTCCAAAAAGTTGGCAATTTATGAAAGCTGTCATTTGTTACAAGTAAAAGTCCAAAAAGACCAAAAAGACCAAAACGACAAAACTGGAAATAAAATACATATAACGTGTCATAAGGAGGTTGGGACTCCAAAGGGGGGTGTTTCCATATATTAGGGGGGTGGGGGTGCCGAACTGAGAAAAAACCGATTTGTTCGTGGAAATTAGTAATATATAGACGTGTGTACATGCGCGTAGCACAGCGGCCCATAGGGGAGGGGTGGGTGTTTGTTATAAGTACTTATAACGAAAGTTGCATATAACGTGTTATGTGCTATTATGTGTCTGTGGTTAACACCACATTCTTTTAATCAGTCTACATGGAGTAAGACGAATGACTAGACCAAATCAAGTACAGATCAACGAAGCAACAGCGACCACTGAGCAGCGCGACCTTCTCAAGAAATGGGGAAAAAATCGCAAGCAAGGCGGCACATTGGTTCAGCGATTTGTAGCAACCGGCGCGACCTTCGCGGATTTCAAGAAATCGGAAGAGGGCTGCAATGCCGCGAATTACGACCTTTTCAAAGCCGACCTCGCTAGCGTCATATACGACCGCGATGAAATCGCGCTAATGAATCGTCCGACCAAATCATTGGATGATGACGACAAAGAAGCGAAACGCAAGTTGCAACAACGCGCTGGCGCATACATGGGTTATATGCACGGGGAATTGAAAAAGCTGCAAGTCGAGAAAGTCGAGGGCGCGGCCAAAGCACTGGAAACCGCATTACTTGAAAAGTTGGTGGCGGTAAAGGGCAAGGCCGAAAAGCATGAGGGCGATACAAAGCTAAACCTTACCGCGTTCACGCGAGACCTTAACGCGCTAATCGAAGCTCACTTCGGCAAGCAATCGTAACTTCCAACCACTAAGCAATTAAGCCGGGCACGTCCCGGCTTTTTTGTGCCTGTAATTTGTCACCTACAAATATCTAATCTGTCCGGCCCCCGGACATCAGCAATTCTGCTGATAACAGTTCCCACCTAGCGTTGAGACTGCGCAGCGTGGAGCCTTCAGCCTTTTGTGATAACAGTTCCTACCTAGCGTTGAGTCCCTTTTGTTATAAGTGCTTATAACAAACGCAATGTTCCGCAATGTTCCCTAATGTTCCCCAAATGTTCCTTAAATGTTCCATGCAAAAGGAACATTTGTTTCGTTGTATTTGGTGGTATTTGGTGGCAAGTAATATATGTTTCATTACTAAAAAACTATATAAATATATAATGTTCCTTTTTTCCCAAATAGAGAGCATTTATTTCCGCGCTTCCCTCTAAGAAAGCGGATTGTTCCTCGCTCACACAAGCCAGCACAGACCCGCTAAATTTCCAAATAAAAGGAACATTGGAACATTCGTTTATTATCAATGGCTTGCCGAGGCACGTGATAGAACATTTGGGGAACATTACAGTACAAACCGTCACAACTTCCCACAACACACTGTCTACTATATAATGACGTTGTTAACGACCAAAAAGTACCTTTTCACATAACTTGACATTACTTGTTATATATACTATAATAGAGGTTCGTTTGCGGGTATTCCGTGCGCTTACCCGTGGGCGTTCATTGGTTTTGTTATAAGCACTTATAACAAACCGGACAGTAATTTGTTGGAGACTATTATGGAAGACGTTATAAGTACTTATAACAACCCGCTCGCCGAAGCCCTAGAAAGCGAGCCAGATGTGGGCAGTGTGCCTACGATCAGTTCATCAGCCATGCTGGTGCAGCTAAACATCAGCCAGTGGGGACACAAGCGCAAGGATCGTTTGGTGTCTAACCAAGTGGCTGATATGAACGGGGCCAAGCGTAGTGCTGGCAAGTATGACAAAGAGCTTATGCCTGAGTTCGCCAAGTTGATTGACCTTGGCAAGTTCGTTGCTATGGCACGTAAACATCATGCTTCCAATACTACGGTTTGGTCGGATATGGGCATGAGACTTGTTACCACTCAAGCATACCCTGACTACGTGCAGTCAATGACTGCGCTGGAGAACGAGTTCAATCGTTTAGTGGATCAGGTCATTGCCGAATATCCTTGGGAGATAACCAAGGCCAAAGCTGCTCTGGGTAACATGTACGATGCATCTCTTTACCCTACCGAAGAAGTCCTCCGGTCTAAGTACAGTTGGACGCTGACCTTTCAGCCGATACCCGAAGCGGGGGATCTCAGGGTTGACTTACCCAACGAGGCGTTGGATGCGGTCAGGCAAGGATATAAAGAGTTCTATACAGGCGCTATCAAAGGCGCGATGAATGACCTGTGGAAGCGGTTGCACAACCCAGCCAAGCAGGACGGTGTGCTCGACAAGCTGGTCAAGAATTTGGAGATGACCACGGACGAGTACGGTAACGAGAAGCCTACACGCACCAGCGAAGGTGTGTTTGAGGCGGCAATCGAAATGTGTCGGATGATGCGTGACTTCAACGTAACAAAAGACACACAGATGGAAGCGATACGACATGAGCTTGAATCTGCTCTTGGGTCAACCAACGTCGAGAGTCTGCGTAACAACATGACTCAACGCGAGACCACAAGACTCAAGGTAGAAGAGGTTATCTCAAAGCTACCATCACTAAATATGTAACCACGTTATAAGTACTTATAACAAAACTTTGTAAGGGAAAATTATGAGCAATCTATCAAGAATGTACGCACTCAATCACGATCAAGTCGTGGAGCTAATCATGGCTATCGGCAAGACCAACTGGGTGCACGTCCAAGGTCTGAAGGGTGTGGGCAAGACTACGCTGTTACAAATGCTGGCTGAGTTGCTACCAACGCACGAGCCACGCTACGTTGACACGACCATGCTAGAAGCGGGTGACTTAGCGATCCCACGGTTCAAGGATGCAGAAGAAGGTGACAGTGTTTCTTTTGTAGCCAACGAGTCGCTGGGTCTGCACTTGAACAAGCCACTGATTATCTTGTTGGACGAGTTACCCAAGGCATCGCCGACAGTGAAGACACCGTGTATGCGGCTGGGGCTTGAACGAATGTTTGCGCAGTACAAGTTACACAAAGACTCAATCGTCATATCTACCGGCAACCTTGGGGTAGAGAAGCTGGGTGACTTGTTACCTGCACATGCACTCAATCGCATGACCGTCGTGGAGCTTAGATCGCCTACGGGTCAAGAGTGGTTGGAGAACTACGCTGTACCCAACAATCTGGAGCCGATTGTTTCTGGCTGGGTCTACGAGAACAAGAACAAAGTGTTCCAAGACTTCCGCGATGTTGAAGATCCAGAGAACAACACGTTCATCGACCATCCCCGCGCAACGGATCGGGTTGCGTGTACCACGCCACGGTCTGTCACCAAAGCGGCATTCATTGTGCAGAATCGTGCAAACATGGACGACCAGACACTGACCGCTGCATTGATAGGTACGATTGGTTACAGCGCGGCTACTGACCTGATGACGTTCATTCGACTAGCAGATCAACTGCCCACGCTGGATTCCATAAAGCAATCACCCGATAGCGCGATGATACCCACATCGGGGCCAGCACGGTGCATGGTCATCACTCGGATGTTGTCGGACATCGACAGCAAATGCGTGGATGCCTACGTGACCTATCTCAATCGGCTCGACCAAGACGAGAAAGGTTTGTTTGCCCATGCGGTCAGAAACCCCAAGAACCCCAACCGTTCCATGATTAGCAAGAACGCCAACTGGACAAAGTTCTGTGCAGAGAACGGCTGGATGTTCGCAGCGGACAAAGTTTAAGGAGGTAACATGTTCGGAGTAACTACACAACTAAGTGCCCAGCAGCGGCTGGATAAAGCGCGTGTTGCTTGCATCGGCCATCCCAGATACATGGCGATGGCTGGCATCATAATGATGGCAAAGTATGAGGTGGTCGATGACCCCGACATGACTGCTTGCACCAACGGGCGTGACGTTAAGTTCGGTCAGCAGTTCATTGAGTCACTGACTGACCCAGAGCTACGGTTCGTCGTACTGCATGAGTGCTATCACATGATTTTCAAGCACTTGATAACGTGGAAACATCTGTGGGACAAGTCACGTACAAGAACGAACAAGGCTTGTGACTTCACGATCAATGGCAAGCTGGTGGATGAAAACCGCCAAGACGGATTCGCCAAGATGCCAGCCGTGGGCCTGTACGATGACCGATTCCGGTTGCCTGATGGTACATGGATGGGGCCGCCGATTATCTTTGACATGCTCACAGATGATGACGATACCGACCAGCCACAGGGCGGTGGGGGTCAGGGTGGGTTTCCATCTCTGGATGAACACGATTGGGAAGCAGCCGAAGAGATGACGGATGCAGAGAAGACCGACCTAGAGCGCGAGGTTGATGAAGCCATACGCCAAGGTGTTCTCAGTGCCAGCAAAGCGGGGCATGGTCACGATCCAGTTCTAGATGAGGTGTTACAGCCACAGATTGATTGGACGCAGGTAGCACTCGACTTTGCACAGTCTGTCTGTACAGGTAGTGACTACTGCACTTGGGCCAAACCCAATCGTCGCTACATCGGTTCGGACATCTACATGCCGAGTTCGCTCAGTGACAAGATTACCGAGATCGTGCTTGCGTGCGATACGTCAGGGTCATGCATCTATGACGCACCCGCATTCCTAGCCGAGATGCAGTCTATCTGTTCTACGCTCAATATCGGTGGGGTCAGGATTTTGTACTGGGGCAGTTCGGTTGTCGGTGACGAGTTCTATGACGAAGACACGATGGGCAACTTTACTGAGCTTACCAAACCCGTAGGCGGCGGTGGCACTGATGCACGGTG